TGTTCCCGTGCGGCGCATTCTTCGATACCGCAAAGAATAAGTTTGTCGTCTCGTACGGAATCAACGATGTGGACTGTGGTTACATCAAGATTCCGTTGGCCGACTTGCTTGAGGTGACGAAGGTGATTCGACCCAAGCGCGACGTCGTCAACAAAGAGAACCCAATCAAACTCGACGAAGTTCTCGATCCAATTCCGCAGAGACATAAACTAAAACGAAACAAGAAATCAAAGTATGATGAACTGGCTAAGAGGCTCGACGAAGAACCGCAAGGAGATGGCGAAAAGCCTGATGGACTTGCCTGAGGTAGACATTCTCGAATGGACAACGGCTGGCCAACAGGGCGAACTTGCGATTATTTTGCGAAATCCGATTCTTCGGATGGCTTTACGCATCGTGGCTGAGTCAATGCCGGTGCCTATGCCCTCCCAAGGAAGCAAGGAATCGGACATTGTTTTCGCTGCTGGCGTGACTGCTGGCTACGCGCATTGCCTCGAAAACATTCGAAAACTTGCAGTAACCGACACAACGAGAGAACCTGAAGCAACATTTGAAAAACAATACTAACATTTTATGGAAGAACCACTGAACTCACCGACCGTTAACTCCGCGCAAACGCCTGATTTCGAAAGCTCCTTCATCGAATCTTTCAAGGCTAACACTCTTGAGGATGCTGCCGCTGGAGAGGCTAGTGCAAAAGCTTCGCAAGTAACCGAGGAGCCTAAGCAAAAGAAGCAAACGCAGCCTAAGTCCGAAGCGAACACCAAGCTCAGCAAGTCTGAGATGGATATCGAGCGGATGTTCAGTCCGAAGGAGAAGGCTCCAGCTACCGAGGATTCCTCGGCTACTGATGACTCTGGCATCCCTGATTCCATCAAATCTACGAAAGCCGCTGATGCTTTCCGCAAAATCAAAGAAGAGAAGGCGCAGTTGGCCAAGCAGCTTGAGGAGATTAAGTCTGGCAAGGTTGCTAATCCGAACTTCGAGGCTCAGCTCAAGACTTTGCAGGAAGAACGCGACACGCTTTCCGAACGTGTTCGACTCCTCGACATTGAGCGCCACCCCAACTTCGTCAAAAAGTACGAAGGCAAGATTACCGGCGTGTTCGACTCGATGAAATCGGTCGTTGGCACGGATGGCGACAGGCTTGTTGGCCTACTCAAGTCCCCTGAGAACGATTATCGGAACTCGCAGATCGACGACATCGTTGAGGGTCTTTCGCCCTCCAAGAAGGCGAAGCTTGGCGCTTTGATCGTCAAGTACGACGAGATTAACGGCGAGAAGTCTGCGGAGATGTCAGAGGCGAAGTCTGATTACGAATCGGTTATCTCGAAGTACCAGCAGGAAAACGAGCAAGGCACTCGCGCTGCATTGGAGTCGGCCAATAAGACTTGGGCAAAGGTCAGCGAGAATGCTCGTGCGCTTGAAATCTTTGAGCCGCGTGAGAACGACGACGAATGGAACACGGAACTGACTAGCCGACTTAGCCTCGCGCAGCAGATCTTCAATGGCGAGAACAGCGAAGAAGACCTCGCCAAGGCCGCTCTATGGGCTGCTGCCGCACCGAAATACCGTGAGCTTCTCTACTCTCAGGTCGAGGTAAACAAGCGCCTGCAAGCCGAACTAGCGAAGTATCGAGGCAGTGAACCCGGTGTTAGCTCGAAGGCAACGGCTGGCGGCTCCCGTGCATCGAATGCGAATGGTTCGAAGAGCGAGGACTTTGTTACGAACGTCCTGAAGTCGTTAGGACGCTGATTCGCTGCGCTCAAACAATTATCCCCCGATTGGTTTCATTACCAGCGGGGGATTTTGCTTTGAATCACTTACGATACGGACCACTGCCACCTTTGTAAGGACCGCTTCCACTTGGGGCAGGCTTAACCGGAGGCTTCGATGGAGGAGACTGCTTGTAAGGTCCGCTGCCACTCCCCTTAACAGACGGTGAACCTTTGTACGGTGCGTTATAGCTCATAATTTTGATTTCTTCCGCATCCTATGCTGGTAACCGATCTTCTGGAAACTGGTTTTTTCGCGTTTGAACCGGGATTTCTCCGCGCTGCTCATCTCCATCGTCGTCTTTGGAGTTTTATCGCTCACGCGCTTGGTGGGTCTGCACGCTGGATATCCGGCGCGTTCCTCACCTTCCTGACGACCGCATGGTTTGCCGGTCTTGATGTCCACCCATTTCTCGGCAAACCAACGACCTAGACCGCCACGGACCTTTTTATCGGACATCGGCAACCTTGTATTTGCCGCCGCGCTTCTTGTACTCGCGAACGAGCCAAGCATTAGCGTATGCGGATGGATACACGTCGAACTTCGATTTCGCCGCAGACTTCATCTTGCTGTAGAGCGACGTATTGGTCGGGACGTTCTTTTTCATGGCTTAGGAAGTGCGTACCAGCCCTCTGGAAGCGTTATCCGGTTCTGAGAGCGTACCGTTTTGCCGGTAGAGTCAACCACCCAAACCTTCGCCTTAACGCTCTGTGCGAGGCGCACAGGCTCACCGTGGGGGACGTAAATCACCCGGCTCGCGCAGCTCACGCTCATGCTCATCAATGCGAGCAAGCAGACCGCGCTTAAGATCGGGTTGTTTTTTCGCATCTTCGCTTGTGACATCCTGCTTCGTCAGCGCGTGAAGCCAGATAACCAGCTTCATCACCAAGTCGGCCAAGAAGTTCATTCAGCTTTGGCAACCTCGGGCGCAGCCTTCGCGGCCTTCTTGTTGTTGAAGATCGACCAGCCAACGCCAGCGATGCTTACGACAGCGCCTACGAGTTCAGCGAGTTGATCAGCACTGGCCAACCCTTTGGCGACGAGGAAACCACCGGCAGCGGTCAAGATGTGGCGAACAAGAGAGGCGATGTTAGGGTTCATTTGTTTTGCTTCCTGAATTTTTGATACAGCTCGACGATTTTCACGACGCAGGTTAGAAGCGCGGCGAATGCGCCAAGAGCTAACGACGCAGTCTTGAGATGAGGATCTGAAAATACCGCGTTCCCCAGAATACCGATGATCGGACCACCGACGCCGATTGAGATGTCTCTAAAGAAGGTGTGGTGGTCCGTCATGGTGCGTGTTTTTAGTTAGCGAGCGGAGCCTGCTGCTTGGCCGCGTCGAGGATCAGATCGTAGAGAGGAAGTCCGGCTTTCACATTGTTGATGTTGCCAGCCTTCATCGCGATTTCGACGAGTTGCAGCAGGGTGTTCGCTTGTTCGACGGTCAGTTCAATTTTAATCATGCCGACGGAGCATCGACGACAGTTTCGACAGGTGCAACCAAAACCGGAGGCGGCACCGGCGGTAAAGGCTGCGCCACCCACGGCAGCGGCGGAGCGATGACCGGAGGGTTGATCTGGTTCTCGATCTGGAGCGTCACGTTCGCCTCAATCGCGGTCTGATCGACTCCATTGGCATAGCACCATCCGAGAACCTGATCCTGCGTCAGGTCAGGATATGGCGTGAACTCATCAGACGGCGGTTGGAACGAGCAGGAGCCGTAGCAGGTGCCGCTGTATTGATCCTGAGTGCCGTTGCATCGCCAGTCGGCGGTGATTACGACATCGGTGAGTGAGCCTTCGGTCGGCTTAACGAGAAGGCGTTCGATGATCCAAGAGAGGGTAATCATGGGGTGATTAGAATAGGTCGTTCCAAATGGTTCCGTTGTAGCACTTCAGCTTGTTGCTGACGCTGTTGTAGTAAACATCACCAGTTTCAGCACCAGCAGGATCGGCAGCTAGAGGAAAGAACCTAACCTGTCCAGTTGGCTTAATCCTCACTCGCTCAACATTATTGCTTCCAAAAATGCTGCTGCTTGTTGAGAAAATTAGGGTTCCGGTGTTTCCGGCAGCACCGTTTGTAATTCCAATCGAAGCGTATGCATTACCGCTAGACGCTGTTTTCCAGACAATCTGCGAGCCGAGGTTTGCGCTCGGCATGTTCTCGGTGAAGATCAGCCGATCATCCGCAGCAGCGGCTGTTGTTGCAGAAATACCAATGTTGGTAAGAACGGTCAGCTTCTGAGCCGGACTCGCAACCCCAATCCCCAACCCCGTAGAGTTGAGGGTCATGGCGGTGGTGCCAGCTACGGACCATGTGGAGATGCCAGTGGAGCCGATTACATAGCGAACTCCAAATGCGCCACCAGCACCATCTGCCGTGTATATGGTCAGTCCACCAGTTCCAGAAGTTCCAACATTAGCTCCAGCATTTCCGCTGTTTCTAAATTCTACAAATCCAGCACCAGCTTTATCCAAAATCAAACCATTCGCTGCTGTAATGCGGGCAGCACCGACCACATCCAATACATAACCCGAAGCAGGACTCGCCGTACCAATACCAACCCGATTGTTCGTCGAATCAACCTTCAGCGTCGAGGTGTCCACCGTCAGATCGCCGGTGATGGTGGCGTTTCCGGGTACGACGATGTTATTGCCGCTCGGGCCGGTGGCCGTGTACAGCTCCGTAAAATTCAGATTGCAGTAATCGAACGATGTTCGGAGCGGCGTCCCCGTTCCGTCGTTCGGCGATGCGCCAATATTGATGGTTTGCTTTGCCATATCGAATTAAATTATTTGTGTGTGTGCTGGGTTACAGAAATTCGGTCATGTCCGCCGTGATGATCGTCACGTCCGCGCTTATCACCGTGTTATCCGCCGTGATATCCGCCGTTCCTCCAAGAGTCGCCGCCTCCCAGAGTAGGCCAATCTCCAGCAGAATGCGTTCACGCGGACTCATGCACGAAGCTCCCTGAGCCTCCGCAATTAGTGTGGCCGCATCGGCGCAAGAAATGTTTGCCATGATATTTTAGAACGGATGCGAAGTGATGAACCAAGCCGTACCGTTCGAAATGATGGTAATCGAATTCCATTGCGGAGACAGCACATGTGTGGCCGCTCCGTCAATCGTCTCGGACGCGTACGCATCGACCGTCACCGTATTCGCGCCAGCATTGATGCGCTTGAAAACGTAGATACGACCAGCAACCAGCGCCGCCGGGGGCAATGTCAGCGTAATCGCTCCGCCAGCGGCATCGGCGATGATCAGATAATCACCGCTCACCACGCTGCCGCTCGTCGTCACGCTCCGAAACGCACCGCGTGTCGCGCCGCCGCCCTGAAGATACGTCGCAATGCGGTTCTCCAGCGCCAGCTTGGCCAACTCAACCTCCCACGGTGAGCGACATCCCAGCGACGCCGCCTCGTTGATAAGCGTTGCCGCCTCGTCGCATGTGATGTTTGGCATATCGTTCTATTGGAAAATTGGTTATCGAGCCATCGGACCAGCGCCACGCTGCATCACCTCGGCAATAAATCCGCCGCCGCCGGGAGTCGCACCCTCCTCCACCTCCATCTCCTCCTCCTCACCGCGCTCGGCCAGCTTCTTGCCCTTGGATTTCTTCTCGTATCCGGGAATGGCCACACCATCAATCTCGATAACCTCCGCCTTACCGCCCTTACCAAGAACGATAGTCGCCATAGTCTGGAACGCTTCGCCCTCCGCAAGGTTCTCGGGGATTTCTACGCCTTTTGGAATCGTGAATGACGGCATACGGGGAGCATTACGCCATGTGTTGGGATGTCAATAAAAACCCCACCACTAGCTTTTCGGGCCGGTGGCGGGGGTGCCTCGTTGTGAGGCGCTTTACAAGACATTCAACCTATTGATTCAACGAGGAAACCCTAGCTCAGAGTTGTCGCTGGGCAACACCAATTTTGATCCTTTGGAAATGTTCTCGAATGCGGTCAGCGGTTGCAGGTTTGTCCAATGGCTCAATCCCATAATCTCCTCTGGCGAATTTCCGCTGGCCAACGGAATGCGATGATCGACATGCCAGTACGGCCCGTAATTTTCCCACGTCATTCCATCCCTGAACTGCCTCTCCAAATGACCACGCAGAAAGTCAGGAGTGCAGCCGACAATCGCAAACGTGGCCGACCGTCTCGTTTTTTTGCTGCCAAGATACGCACGAATCGAACCTCGAATAGCGTCCTTGAGCCGCATCATTGGGTCGTTCCGGCGGCGCTCACGGAGCTTGTCGATTATCTTGGAATGGTTTGCCGTGCTATATCGCTTTTGCCAGCGGCGAGCGCGTTCTCGATTATTGGCGCGGTACTCATTGTGCTTCTGTTTTAGAATTTCAGCGTTTTTGCGCTGATACTCAGCGTTCCGCTTGTTGTTACGCTCTCGGTTTTTGGCGTGGTTTTCATTCGATTTGGCTTTGTAGTATTCTTTGCTTTTCTCGTACTTCTCGGCCTGTTTGAGGCGGATAACCTCCGTGTTTTTAGCGGCGTACTTGACCAGACGTTCCTTATCGTTGGCCAACTTCTCCGCAAATCGCTCAGGCGTTAGCCACTGATACCGCTTGTTTCCATCCTTGTCCTTCCAAGTGTAACCCCAGCAAACACGCCCATCCTCGCGTACGTCGCCACGTTTTGGTTCGTTGTCCATGCGGAGTAAAAATAGGACATAACTGAACGATGGCAACAAAAAACCCGCAAGCCTTTCGACCTGCGGATTCTTGCGTTTTGCTGAGGAAATCAGCTACAGATGATCTGGGTTAAACTGCCTGTGCAACGTCGGAAGATAATAGTCATTCCTTGGTTAGTGAATATAGGCTCCGAAGCATGAACGAACTCAGCAAAATGCTGACCCTTCTTCTCCAACGGATCGTCGCACTCCACATTGAACTTATAGGCACCAGTCACCCACTGCCACTCGCCCATGTAGTTGGTCGGCATCCAGCTCAGATCGCCAACCCGATTCACGGGCCGCACGATGTGAGACTTGAACACATACGGAGTCACGATGAACGCAGCCTCAAAAGGAGCGGTCGTCCAACTCGGGTTGACGCTGAACACAGTACCCTTGGTGCCGTTCGCACTGGTGAAGGGCTGAACCAGCGTGTACTTGCCACCGGCATAGGTAAAGCGGGGCGGGAACAGATTCGGAACGTGCCGGAAGTTCTTAATCACCCGATTCGCACCAATGCGCTTGAGCAGCTCCGCTCCAGCGCCACTGCCCATGTCGGCGTAGCGCAAGTCATCGCGGAACGCAGGGTTGTTCTGAGCGATACGCTGAGAAGCCTCCAAGCCGATATACAACGGGAACACCGGACCGTCGCTAGAGTAGCTGATGAAGCCAGAGCTATCGGGATTCGTCGCACCGTTACGAATCAGCGTAGCAGCCGCGACATCGAGCATCTCCTGAGTCAACTCAGAGGTGGACTGATTCAGCGCCTGCCCAACTGATCCAGTCTGAATCCACGGGAACTCATTCACGCCAGAGGGAATCGTCTCATCCTGAGTAAAGGACGAGTCGGCCACTGCCTTGATCGCGAACTTCGCGAACGTATTCTGATAGCGAACCTCCCAAGAACGCTGAGCGCGGATCGAGAGCTTCTCCAAGTACACGCGCAAGAACGCCTCGACGCGGTGGTCATAGGTCAGGTCATCCTTACACAGAAGCGGACCCTTGAGCGCAAAACGCTCAGGACTCCAAGTGACGGAATTAAAGCCAACCGGAACCTCGCTGTAGGTGACATCGCAAGCGCCGCCGTTGGAGCCGGGGTTACCGCTCGCAAGGGTAATGGCCGACCATTGATCAGCCGTGGTCGGCTCGATGCTGGTCGTGTTGAACGAGGTCTGGGTCAAGCCAGTACCTTGAGGATACTCTCCGCGCTCAATCATATTGAGCCACATCGAGCGATACGAGGCGCGTTTATAGACGTCCTGCGCGAGCGACTCAGTCGCTACGGCGAAGGCGTTGAAGACATTAGGACAAGCCATATTGAGAAAAATTAAACCGACGTTATCTGCATTTGGTAGGCCATTCTATCCATCCATCAAACGACGGCGGACCGGACCTACGCGCTGACCGATGCGGAGCGTCATTGCCGCTTAGACAGTTTTGCGATGGCTGACCAAGCCTCCGCCTTGCTTAGGGTCGATGGGGCGGATGGATACATTTTATGTATCACGAGTCAATTAGAATATAGTTACCTCGTCGGTCAGTTCGCTCTGATCCGCCATGTACGTTTTGAATTCCTTGATGAGCGTTCCGATCCTGTGCGGCTGGATGATATGTTCCTTCGCGATGAATCCCCTGAACGTATACGGACCGGGAAATTGACCCGTCATCAGAGCGTAGAAATCCACGCCATCGGTCTTGGAACCTTTGCGCGCATCGACCAGTAGCTTGCCAGTCTCGTATTTGGTCGTCTTCACATCGATGCGAATGCCCGGTGGAATGGGCGGGATAATCGCGTCGTAGAGCGGGTGCGGAGGCATTCGATCCGTGTCGATGTCGGGGTAAACGTTGAATAGCTTACAGAAAGCTATCTCGCCGCACACGCCCTCAAGATCCACCGTTGCAGGGTCCGCATCGCTTACCTTCAAGTTCGTCACGTTGAAATGACGGTTATTGCTGTTGCGATTCTTGGCTACGAAGTGGGCCAATTTTCTCTCAGCTTGATTGAGAGAAATAACTTGACCAATTTTAATTTTACTTAACATGGTCAAAAAGACGGAAAATTTTTGAGGGGGGTATCGTAAACGAAGCCACCCCGCAAAGGGGGTGCCAGGTCTTACGTCAACTTTCGTGCCATTCTGTGGGAAAACAATCCTTTTGCCCCTAGGACATAGAATGTCCGACTATAGTCTGATAATATGCATTATCAGACTGTGTCCGCAGCCTGCCCTCCGTGGACAACGACCTCCGCGAACCGATCCGGCATCGATCCTAACAGATTAATGGACACGCTAGTCGCCTCGCCTTGCTCACTCCATCCAAACACAAGCGCCGATCGCTTCGCCACGCTGCCTAGTATCTGCTCCCGTGTGGATTCATCTTTGATGCCATCCAACGAATAACCTTCGATTCGTTCTAGCGTGCTGGCAGCATCCGCCGCGAGACGATTCCTGACGATTATAGACAACGACTCTAGACTTTCGGTTTTCTTATTAATGCAAACCGTTTGCATCTCCCTTTTAACTTTCGTCACTCCCTCTAGAGACGCTCGCTTGCATAGAGTCGTTTTGTTCACTCCCAATTGGCTCGCTATCGTCTCCCAATCCATTCCAGCTAGGTAGAGGCTGCAAGCTCGTTTCCAGACTTCCTTTGGCATTCGCATCTCCGGCAACTTACGGATCGGCAAGGAATCCGGCAAGGAATCGGTTTTCCCCGCTCAAAAATTCGATTTTTGACTTCGCCAGTTGTCCCGCTCTCAAAAATTTTTTACGCATTTTCCCCAATGAAACCGCACCTTTTCGCACCTTTCAAAAAATACTTTGATTTTTCTTTTGACTCTCTCCCCTCTCTCCCCTATCGTCACTCCATGAACAAAAAAGATGGTTTCAACGGAACGCTAGCTATCGGCGACAAACTTTTTCCAGAGTCTGCAGACCTAGGCTTAGGCGACGTAGTCACCGCAGAAAACATAGCTGAGCTTACAATGATCTTCACTAACGAGGCGCTAGTCACCGCAGTAGCCGATAGCGTAGCAACCGGCCTTCCCGTCAATGTCCCCATCTCATTCGCCAGCGTTGACGCTGCAATCGCCTTCTTACGCTCCCGTTTCGAATAGCGGCTAA